GTCCTCCAAAGTTTTACCCATTCCTGGTCATCAGAAAGCCCCTCAGACCCAAGAAGTTTCTCAAGGGCTTGAAGGGCTTTGACTTGATTGGGCAAACCTTTGTAGTACCGTGCTACATCGGTTAGCTTAATCATCGGTTCTTGAATGCTCTACGGATACGACGTACAGTGTCATCTTCAGTACGAGTCTTACTGAAGAACACAGCTGCATAAGTGATGAGTTGAGTAACGCTGTTTGCTTTGCGCTTCTTGGTCATGCCAAGGTACTCAGAGGCAATGAATAGCGCAAAGAAAGCCAAGGTCTCATAGGAAACCTTAACGCCGAAGATAGTGATCATCTGTTTTTAATTAGTTGTTAGCCAGTCTTGTATTAATAGAAGCCACTTCAGCTTTCAGGGTCTTAATGGCCTCTTGCTGCCCCTTTACTACGTCAAGAAGGAGGACAGAGAGTCGCTCGTACCCAACTCCATCTGGAACCTTCTTAGCATCACTCTTCAGTCTTGTAACTTGCTGAGTGGTAATCACACCATCTACGTCAACAGTTTCTTCGACTGTTTCATATGCTTCTGGTAAATAAGTCCAAGTGACAAGCCTTGGCTCAATCTCAGCCACTTCTTCCGCAATAAGACCATAATAACTCCATTCACTTGGATCCGCTTCTGCAAGAGAGCGATACCAAACCGGGCGTAAACCAAGGATTGCATTGGCTTTCTGATGGTCTAGATCCTCAACATCTGTCTTGTATCGGATCGATGATGTTGACCTAAGCAATCGATTAATAGGAGTTGTGGCATTATCAATGAATGCGTTGGCAGCAGAAGCTGTTGTGGAAATGTTTGGAAAATGTGGCTGGTTTAGAATTACTCGACCATTACCTGTTGCTTGGGCAATCTGCGCTGCCGTGAGACCGGGAATAACAACGGAATTAACCGTAATATTCCCTGTTGTACCATTGCTATTCTGAAATCTAAAACGAAGCGCTGTGGCATCAGTTAGACTGGAAAAGGCATAGGTCTTTGCGCCTGTGCTGCCACTGTTAGAGGATTGCAGGCTCGTCCAGGTTACACCGTCAATAGAAGACTCCAGGTGTAATGTAAAAGCACCGGCAGTAATTGTGCCAACGGTGTAGGTCAGCGTCCCGGAGTAGTTCTTTGGCAGTATAAACCCATTGCCGATATTTAACGTGCTAGACGTATTTGCAAACTGCTGTACTGAGTTGTCTGAAATGTTGTATTGAGCGCTTGTCCCGCTTAGAGAGACTCCGTTTTGATAATCGCTAAAGTGTGTGCGATTCTTTAGGGGGCGATAGTCAATAGTACTTTCAAAGTTACCTAACCCTGTAGCATTTAAAGTCGTGGTGTTTACCGTAGTGGCGTTAACATCATACGTGCCGTCTGATTCAAAAGTGTTGTTTGTGGAAACACGCCTCGACATTGTGCCGTTAAAGCTTAACGATGCCGCAGACGAGAAAATGTTATTGGTTACTTGAATGTCTGTTGCATCATTCTCCGAATCAACGACTCCACCAATTAACCCTCTTACAGTTACCGCTTTGCAAAACTTATTGTTTGCAATAAAGACGTTTTTTGGAGCACTGGTTCCATTTGTATTCTCCCTGGTAAGAATGTCATATGTTCCCGTGGTTCCAGTAAATACGTTGTTTGAGATTAACCAATTCCGATAGCCAGAACCAGCGCTAGTGACTTGCTGTGCAAGGGCATTGGCAGTGTCAATAATAAAGTTGCCGTTAAAGATGACGTTACTTGTGTTTCTAGGGGCATCTATAGCAATGTCGAGTTTCTCAAAAACGTTATCTGAAATTAACTTTTGGCCATAAGAGTCTCCAATTCTCAGGCCGCTGAAATTTGATCCAGCGGATGTACCTACGACACGATTTCCAGTAAACTGAATTTTGTTAGCGTAGTTATTATTGCATTGCAGTGCATAAGCCGAGGTCAGACCAGCATCAGTGCGAAGAAATATGTTACCGTTTACAACAGTATTCTCGCCGCTGTTTAGCAAGTAGATGTACCCAACATTGCCCCCGTCTCCTAGGCAATTATCAAAGACATTGTTGCTGATAACCGTTTCACCGAGAGTGTTTTCAAGGTGAATAGCGGCATCGCCCGCCACGTCCTCGACAACGTTTCCGTCAATAACCACCCCATTGACAGAGGTGATGCCGACAAAGCGTTTTTCCGTAGCTGGAGTCGGGTAACCGTTGGATCCCTTGTAAACGTTATCTGTAATAGTCCAGCTAGACGATGGTGTTCCACTCTCGCAGTTGGCTTCTACAAAATCACCTACCATATCAATGGCTGTATTACCGCTGATAAGCACAAAGCTAGAGGCATGTCCGATTTGTTGAATAATACCGTATCCTGTGCTCTCAAACGTACAATCAAGAACCTTGACCGATGAGCACGTAAAGAGCCAGACCCTCTGACCACCTTTGTACCAGTAAATACGAGATACTGTTACGTTAGACGAGCCGCCATTAATAAGATAGCCACCATTAGTACCATCTCCATCAAGCTTGAGGTCGTACATGCCAACGTTATTCTTTCCGTTGGTATTGATATAAACACTGCCAGCACCAGACTTTAGGACAGAGTTGTTGCCGGAGCCATAGATAGTCTGACCGCCTGCAGTGTAGTTAATGCTGCTGTTAAAGAGATAGATGCCATCGGGAATATAGATATTCTTCCCGGTGTTTAGCGCGGCCTGAATTGCCGCCCTATCATTTGTAATTCCATCGCCTACCGCGCCAAAATCTTTGATGCTGACAACATCTTTTAACTTGCTGTCCCATGTACGCGAGGTAGCACCTGTACCATTTTGCGTAAAGGATGGGGAGCTATTGGTGGCAACAGAATCAACATAAGACTTGTTAGTAGCATCAAGGCTATCTGTTGGACTACCAACATTAACTATCTTATTCAGTCCAACATCAAGATCCCCAATCATAGGGTTTGATCCATCGGTCACGACAGCATTATTGTTCACCTCCTGCGTTACATATAGGTTCTGAGTGAAGTTATTATTCAGATCCTGAGAGCGAATAGCAGAACCCGGATAGAAGGTGGCAGCCAGTGTCGAATCATCGGTATCCCGATAAATACGAATAGCCGCACCATTAGCTGGAGCCGTGTTGAACGATACCGTGGTAGCGTTGGCTAGGGTATATGCAGTTGTATCAACACCATTGACACTTACTTTGATGTCAGTGGTTTCAAGATATGGGAAAGTGAAGGAATAGTTCGTTGTCGTACCATTCCCTGTATAAGTATTCTGAGTAACAGCCATCTAAAAGTTACCTGTACATTTGTGTTAGTCGCTCGATCTCTGCCTTACGGCGATCAGCAGCACGTGCAGCATCATCTACTCGACCTTGCTGCATATAGTTCTTATTACGGATGGACTCTTGGATGGAACGCCACATCGGTTCATTATCATTCTGAAGACGCTGTTCAGCAGCAACTTGAGCTTTACGCATAATATCATTCATTACACTATAGGTCTCGAGTTTTGCAGCATCAATCTCTTCAGACGGTCTACCTGCAACACGCATAGCACGTACACGATCCAATTGATCATTGTACTTCTTATTCTTGCTAAGTTTATCGAACTCTTTCCACAGTTGCATCTCTCCGATGTACTTGTAGAGTTGCTCACGTTCAGCTGGTGTATATTCGTGGTTACCAGTAGAATCTTTACGAATCATCTGAACACCATCCCAGCCGCTATCAATCAACCATTGACGCCACGGTTCAGTGCCTTCGCTTACCTTGACTGGATTAACAGCGTTAAGAGCACGGAGAACAGGGTTGTCTACATCATTAAGAGGTTTGCCAGTATAGATGTCAATCTGCTCAGGAAGGGTACTAGAAAGACCAGGGATACGGTTCTTGACATATCCGATCATATCATTGTAAATGTCTTTCTGAGAACTAGTAATGGCGTTATTAACCACACTCAACGCACCAGCAAGCGGTATTGCAGACCTTACTTCATTAGCCAGCATACGAGAGATGGCAGTCTCATCACCATTCACTACAGAGACCAAAGGCTCAAGGCCAGAAGTCCACGTCTTATTGACGAAGGTAGCAGAAAGAGTCCAAGCCAGTTTATCCACTACATCTTGAGTCAAAGTAGACCCAATATCTCTGGAGTAATAACCAAGGTCACCCACCAAAGTCAGGATAGTATCAAGTGGTTCATAACCAGAATAGGACAACCACTTACCTCCGACGTTAATGGTCTTAGGTTGCCAACCAAAGTTATCACGAAGCTTACGACGTTCACCTGCATTGACAGGACCGTTACCTCGGATGTTACCTGCCATTGCATGACCCATCAACCCAAAAGCTAACAGGCTACCAAAAGCAAGCCGACCACGATATTCAGCTTCTAATCCTTTAAAGATAGCCATACCATCAGGTACAGCATTGAATTCAATACCATGCTCCAGGAGGGCTTCTTTGATTAAGTCAATGTTATCACCAGCCCACAATGTCTTAGCGTAACGACTGGTACCAGGAATAGCAGCCAATGGTGTATAAGACATAGCTAGTTTAGCTGCATTAACACCTGTCTTCGGGAACATGAAGAATGGCTTGAGGATAGGTAGTTTGTTAACACCATTACTCAGCCAGGAAGCAGTAGCATCGTCTAGGTTAAGAGCAATCTCACCAGAGGCGTACTTAACAGCTTGATCTGTAAGGTTACCTGCAGAATCAAACATCTCATCATAAGCTAACTTCTCAGCTTGTTTCAGCTGATTAGCAAGCTCACTACCTTTGTATCCAATAGAATACACTTCATCCCATGCTTTAGCCCTAGCAAGCTGTTGAGCCATGGTAGACTGAACATAACTATCAGCACTAACAAGAGCATTAGTGCCGTACTTAAACCAACGCCAATTACCAAGATCATAGAGGAATCTAGACATCCGATATTGCATCAGACGACCATAGTTACCTTCCTTTTCCCAGATAGGTTCCATCTTGGCAAGAGTATCCCAAAGATTAGGACCAGCCTCGTTGATAAGATCCTCCCTAGCAAGAAGCTTGGGATCCATCTTGAAGTCATCACCCCACTTACCTGTATTCCAAAGACCCTTGAAGGTTTCCCAGGAATCAGCAACAGCTCGCTTGTTAACAGTCCACATGGAACCGTAGACATGTGTAGCTTTACGGAGATCATCAATACTATTCTTGCCTAGCATCATACCAATACCCGTACCGAGGTATGAGTTGATGGGCTTCAGCATAAGGTTAACTGTGTTACCAGTAACAGCTTTAACAGCTGAAATACCAGACAACATGTTGTTATAGCGAACAGCCCATACTCCTTGAGCAAAGGCAGTTAAACCATCACTATCTCCTTTCAGGAGACCCATAGGACCTACCTGTTTAGCGCCCCACTTCATCAGCTTATCAATCGTGTCTACATCACCTTTAGTGAGAGCAAACGCATCAATCAAAGCTTGTGCAGCATCAGGACGTTCCTTAGCTACTTGAACAATCATATTACGATAGTTCTGTGATTTGAAGTGTGCTTCTTGTACACGAAGATCAAACTGTTTAGTCAGCTCTTTTAATGATGCTTCAGGATCAGAAGACTTCTGCACCATCTTAGCCCATCTGTCTTGGTTCTTAAGAGCCCAACCAGCGATATACTTATTGAGAGAGTACTCTTCCATCAGGAAGCCAATACGATCAGCAAGCATCTCAGTGATACGATCGTAATCAGCAGTCTCAGGTAGTGCTTTAAATCCAGAAGCAATATCAGTAACTTCACGACCAAGTGTATCCATAGCACGTGCAGAGGTTTCAGTCACTACACGACCTAGGTATTTATCAGTCAAGTCACGCATTGCATAAGCAATACCTTCAGCTTGGATATCATTGATGTAGGTAATTTTACGTCCATCAAGAATAGTCTTGACATCTCTGTTCTCTAAGAACAGTTTTTTAACATCATCAATGCCATCAGCTTGGACAATATCTTGATAGATATCCCAGGCAGCTTCAGTCATTTGTGCTTTAGTATACCTAAAGCCATCAACAATAGCATCGAAGTCACCTGTTTCACGGGTAGCCTCTGCTAGATCAAAGATAACATCACGGGACTTAGCATTACCTTTAGCAAGGTCGTAGTAAGCCCTCTCAGAGAGGATTGGAGCAGGAGTACCAGTCGTACCACCAAACTTAATAGCAGTGGTATCCGCCATGTTCCTAGCTACATAACCAGGTGTCTGGCTAAATGCAGCACTAGAACCTTCAGGGAACAGGTTAGGAGTGATCATAGGATCCACACCACCAGCCCCTTCAGGATCGGCTAGAAGACGCTCTTTGCCTACGTCATCTATCTGTAGGTCTCTGCTGACCTGCTGACGCTCTACAAACGATTCTAAAGGGTTCTCCGTGAGGTTTGTACGACCTGTAGAGATGTATTCCCTAGTAAGTTCTAGTGATTCAGTATCAAGAGCTTTAGCAGCATTGCTAGCAGCATCAAGATTAACACTATGCTCCAGGTTAAGAGGATCTTTAGTTAGCATCTCAGCGTGCATCTGTGCCTGTGCTTTTGCTTCATCAGACTTGCTAGCAAGCTCAGAAAGACGAATTGACGTAGCACTATCAGCATTAACAAGAGCTTCACTAGCTTTGTATGCTTCAGCAGATTTACTCTTAGGTTTGAACCAATCCATGATTCCCCTACCAGCACTGACTGAATAGCCGATGATATCACCGACAACACTCAATCCTGCTGATTCGTACATGTTCTTATGACGACGTACTTCAGGAGAATCTGTGTCTTGAACAATCAAAGCACTAGGAGCAGGTAGCCAAGGCATTGCTTCCTTAGCCATTGTGGTGAGGTTCTTCCCAGTAGATTGATCACTAACTAGGTTAATACCTACATCACCAACAACATTCGTACCTAAGACAGCAAGGCCACGAGCAATACCTCCTGCACTTACTGCTGTCCCAACACCACCACTAACAACACCGACACCAATACTAGGAACAAGAATTGAGGCAACTTCACGAAGTTTTTGAAATAGAGGGTTTTGAAACTTTGTCTTAGCATCCCAAGCATCATCAATCTGCTCAGCTCCAGGAATGCGACCAATAGCATCCATACCAAAGTCAATAAGACCCATTGGTACAGTAGTAGCTCCTTCTAGAGTCTGCCTAGCAGCTTGTCCAAGATCAGGCATCTTGAACTGAGATTGTGCCTGTGCAGTAGCTCCCTTTACTGGTTGAACATTACCAGCAGCCTTATTCTGCTGAGGGCTAGCTTCTTGATAAAGAGTCTGTGCTGCGTTCTTCTGAGGATCGTAAGTAGGAGCTGCTTGTTCAAGAACTTGCTCCTGTTGAAGATTCTCCTTCTCTAGTCGCTTCAGTTCTTCTTCATCAAAATAAGGTGTAAATGTCATACTGATTTACCATGCAAGAAACTGAAACGCCTTCCATCAGGCAATTGAATCACTACTTTATCCCCATGTTCTGTACGTTGTTTAGAAACAATACGTGCTCCATTTTGCACATACAATTTAGTACCAGCAGCTGTTCCATAGTCAATACCATGTGAACCTCTACGGGTATGAGAATACCAATCCCCAGTAACACCAACTTTACTCAAAGGAACACGTCCATACTGAGGATCATCAACTGTCACAAATGAATCCAACACATTAGCAGTAAACTGTTTAGCAAATTCATTCTGTGGAGTATTGGGGTTATCTTGCTGTTTAACATCAAGGTGTGGTCCAGTAGAAGTAGGACCAATGTTTCCAGTAATGTAAGCAAGAGTTGGACGCATGAATGCGTTATTACGTGCAGGATTAGGGTTATTGTTATACAGTTGATCCGGGTTAATCCCGTTACTCTTCATCACTCGGATGATCTTGTCTGCATAGTCAGCTTCCTGACCTGAGTAGGTCATGGCAATACCTTCAATGAACTGCCTAGGTGTACGTGCCTTAGCTAGAGCAGGTGCATACTTAGGATCAGTCATCAGGTACATAAAGTCTTTAGCGGACTCCAACGGAGACCCGTAATCCTTCCAACCACCAGTAGCTCGATCCTTGATATTGAAGACGTTATTACGACCAGACTTGTATTTACCGTATCCACTTTCTAGTGCCCACATAGCAGCCATAGCTTCAGGGAACTTAAACCCTGCAGCACGACCAAGTGAGATAATATCAGAAAAGCCAGAAGTACCAGTACGAATGGTAGCAGGAGCACTACCACTGCCGTTGATAACAGTGTTCAAGCGGTCCTGAGTAAGAGGTTGGTTAAGGATTGACTGCAACTTAGGGTCATTGATTTGACTAAGCTGTTCACGGAATCCAGGTTGTACCTGGCTATCAAGACCAGCAGCTTTAAGTTGACGGTTAAGGATATCTACAGCACTGAGGTTGCCACCAGTAGCACGTGCAAGCTCACTGTAGAAGACAGGTATCGAGATGGGTTTACCAGCTTTGATACGATTATCAATGTCCTTCAACAACACAGGACTAACCAAAGGTCGCTCATTAAGAACATTAGGGTTAGCACGTACCTGTCTGAGAGCACTAGATGTGCTAATCATATCAAGTTTCCTAGGAGCACCAGGATGCTTACCAGGGGTGAACTGCCCATAGAATGCCTGTGTCTGGCCGCTAGCAGCCTCTGCAGAGCCCACAACAGTGAAGGCCCCTCTCTTCCCTTGGATCTCGGTTAGAACGTCGTTCTGGGCCTGCTGAGCTGCCTTAGACGGCTCCATTGTTTTGGAGTACTGAGCAAACTTCTGATTAAACAATCGCATTGCATAATCAGTAGCCAAGACAGAACTGAAGTGTGCAGTCTTGGTTGTGCTATCACCAATCAGGTTAGCATCAATCTGACGTTTAAATGCTTGCTTCAGTGTCTCCTGATTAACACCAGAATCAGCACGTTGCTTCTGTTGTTCAGCAGCACGTGACCTCCACTGTTCCCGAACATTAACAGGAATACCAGGCTGATCAGTATCATCAGTAGTCAGTAGACCTTGCTCATACAGCTTAGTAAATTCTTGATTCCAGAAGTCAGCATTACGCTGCTCATTACTATTAGCAAGATACGCCTTAAGACGATCAGTGGGGATACCTTTTGTCTCTGCTTCCTGGATGATTTCTTGTAGGGTTTGAGCAGAACCATTCCAGTTCTCCCCTACCCATTGAAGTAGTTGCTTCTCAGCTTGTGCCTGCTGTTGACGTTCCTCTGCTTGATTGAGATTAAACTCAGCTTGATTATCTTGACGACGAGCAGTAATCAGATCATCGTATTGACGACCAAACCGATCCTTAAAGCTTTGACCATTATCAGTCATTGCTTCGCTAAGGATTCGTTCTACATCAGCATCAGAATACCGAGTCGTATCAGCTAATTCCTTATACAGAAAATCTCTAGCTTTAGCATAGCCTACAGGTGTACGACCATCTTCTTGATAAGACCGTGCAATATCCTTAAAGGCAAGACCAAATGCTTCACCAGATTTAGACCTAAAGACATTCTCTAAACCATCATCACGCATACTTTGTGATTTGGTTACAATATCAGTGCGCCTTGCATCTTCAATAAGTGCATTATAGGTACCACGCATCTTCATGAGACCTTCAGCCATGAAGTCAGCCTTCAGACCAAAGACACCATTCTCCTTTAGGAATTGACCAAAGAGATCAGGCATTGCTGCCATACGTTGAGGAGCAGTAGTAGCTCCCATCTCATCAAGTTTAGTTTGAGCCCAACCAGGGAACTCACTAGCAGTCATCTCCCAGTAAGCCTTAAGACGACCGTAGTCTCTAGCTCGGTTACCAGTTAGAAGATTAGTGATAATCTCCGGATCAGCTCCACGTTGCTGAAGACCTTCTGCAAGTTTATCTTGTGCTTCACCACTAGCTTGAAGGAGTGTCTCACCATTAGCTTGTGCTGCTTTACGCTCAACAGAGACTTGCCCAGAAGCTACTTCCATGTAGCCATTGAGCATATCTCCTTCATCCTTAGCTTTCTTGTATTCCATCAACCCTTGACTAAGGGTATTACTGAATTTAGCTAAGCTTTGAAAAGCTGCTGATGCGTTCTCGCCTTGTACTTTGGCGCCTTGAATCATTGTCTGTGCATTACGGTCCAGACTACTTTGACGTAGGTCACGTAGTTTCTGTTCCCATGCGTAGTTCTGGTCTCTATCACGTGCTTCCAAGGAAAACTTACGCTCTAGAGCTGAACCGTATTGATCACGAACCTCTTTAATGGCTCTCCGATTTTCGTCCATATTGCGTGCAATACGGCTGTCCCGCTCCTGAATACGATCAAGAGCGGCATACGGGGCCTTAATCGGATCGAAACCAATACTACGGGCGTACCCTTTGTAGTTTACTTGATCCATTAGTTGTTATTTGTATCCGTAAGGATTAGCAGAGATGCTGTTAATGTCAAAAGAACCAACACTAGATTTACCACTACTGATAGCAGCACCAGCAATACCTGTAGCTAGGTTACCAGCAGCACCAAGCCATGCACCTGCAGAACTAGCCATAGCACCTTTAATAGGCTTAGCACCAAAGTCAAATGCCTTAGGCTTGCGTGGTTTGAGAAACTCAGCTCGTGGGGTTGTAATAGGCTTGGGAGGTGCAGGAGCACGTTCAGGTTTGAGCATACGTGCAGCTTGAGCAGCAAGATCAGCTCCGTACTTATCAGCAGCAATCTTCTTCATTGCAGCTTCAGTCTCTCCTCTGGCGCTAATCAAAGACTCAGCAAGGATGGCTTGATTACGACCAAGAGCAGCTACAACGGATTGGTCTCCCTTAGCTGCACTTCTACCTTGCTGTCCTTTAACAGCAGCAGCACCTTCAGACTCAAGTGATTTAATCACAAGGTCTTGATTTTGGAAGGCAATCTCGTTGACTGCATCTTCAAGACGACGACGTTCAGCCTCTTCTGCTGCCTGTTGCGCCATCTTGTTGAATGTAAGCTGCTGTCCATACAGCTGTTCAGACTTCTGGTATTGACGGAGTTGAGACCGATACTCAAAGTCTTGAATCTTTAAGGCATATTGCCAATCTTGATTAGCTGTTAGATCTTTCCAGTTAGCAAGTGTTTCCTCGTTTTGTTTGTTGAGTTCCCACTGCTTCTTTTCTTGACGGTAGTCTGCTTTAATTCGCTTCTTACCGTACTTCCAGTTTTGAAGGTTGTAATTATACTGGGCTTCGATAGCTCTGTTCTGAGCATCTGCTTCAGCTTGACCAGACAACCCTCCAAAGATGCTACTAATACCAGTAGTTATTAGTGATCCTACAAATGGATCCATCTATCACGCCCTCCTATAGAAACCAGGTGAGTACTGTCCTTCCCATTGTAGAGCTACAAGACTAACAGGGAATGGGTTATTTGAAATTACTTTCATGATATAGTTATCAGGCCTTTGATAGACGGGTACCTTGTAGATATAGGACTCACGATACGGAGCCGTATCAGCTGTGTAGGTGTCAGCAATTTGTACACCTGAAACATCAGTCCATTCAAGTCGTGTGTTATCCTTAATGTTAAAGTTAACAGCACCACCAAGTCCTGTATAGAACTTCATTCTAGCTGTTGTCGTATATCCAGTAAAGTCATACCCCTGGTCACCTGCTGAATAGTTATAGCGAGGCAATCTAAGCTCCATTTGATATTGGTAACCAATGTAGATATAGTTACCAGTTACATCTCCAGGAATTTCAAAGTAGTTACCACCACCATCTGATTTAACGGTAATGGTGTTAGAAAGACCTGAGTAGATAAGATTAGAAGGGTTAGTCTTCAGTAGACCTACAACATATTGCAGCGTCTTGGTTGTGTTATAATGAGTTGGGATGTAGACCTTAGTTAATCCAGAAGCATAAGTTGGAGTAGTGGTAATCTCAAACCAAGCATCAAGATAAGGATCAACTTTGTTACCCAGAGAGTTGGTTAGACCACCACTCGTAGGAGATAGTACCAACTTGTGAGATAGGATATTGTAACCTTCAGTACCTGAAGTCAGGATATAAAGAGTATCGTTTTGAAAGGCAGTATGGATGATATTAGAATAAAGACTCCAACGCACCCAGGAAGCCATCTTACGCTCATCTCCCTCATCGTAGTACCTGAACATATACAGGTAAGTAGAGGCCCTTCCTGAGGCCACCCAGAGGCCATTCTGAGAGCTTCCAATTGCTGTAGTAATAGACTCAGGAATCCACTCAGGTACTACCTTACTAGATTCATTAACGGATGGTGCTTCCTTTTGACCACGAGTAAAGATCTCAAACGCCCTAGACCAGCTAGGATTCTTACTGGTGAACATCACAGTAGAACCTAGGTCAGCTGGTTTGACATACTTATCGCACTCGTAATTAGACAATGTACGAATCGTTACGTTAGCTGGTGTCCAAGCATCACCATCTCCTGATTCCATAAGGAACTGCTGATTAGCACTAAAGAGAAGTAGACCCTGTGGAATAGGTACAACAGAATGCAATACAGCAGGTTTGATACTAGCACAACTGAGATCAATAGGATCCGCTATAACTTGTGTAGCTGCAGTCTTGTGGTAGAAGTTCCAATAGTCACCAGCTTGTGACATCGAAACATTATCCTCAGTCAGGAACCCTAACCTGTTATTAAATGAGAAGATGTCAGCAATAGTATTGTTGACAAAGCTAGGATGAGAGTTGGAGTCATCATCTCCAACAAGACGTTCTTCCCATATCAAAGGTAGCCCGTTGACAGTTTCATCACCATTAAGTTGAGCTACTTTGAATGTACCACCACCAGCATTTAGTAGCACTACAGGCATCGTAGCTGCATTCAAACCTTCACTAACATTAGGAGCAATAGTCTCTTCCCAATATCCCTTGCCAGATGTCCCATTCTCTGCAATAAACTTCAGGTAGAAGTCGTCTTTATCTGCAGAACTATTGGAGATCTTAACAACTTGATTATGTGAAGCCTGCTCAGGAAGACGATTGAACGTATCAACACTATCCTGGAAGACCCTCAAGTCCTTACCGTCAAGACCAGCTGTTGCTTTAACATCAATATCCGATGTATGGGTAAGATAGATCGTATTGTCGATAATAGTCTTAGTAGTATAACCTGCAGTAATTGCAGCAGAAATACCACTGGTTACATCAGCAAGTTTAAGAGGAGGACTAGAGGTTGCCGTAGTTGTATATGTGTAGTCAGTACCGTTGATAGTAACCTTATACTGAGTTTCGTACTCAACAGAATTAACAACAATAGTAGCTTGCCTTTTAGCATTCCATGTAGGTGCTGCTACAGTACCGACAACCTTTTCACTATTGACAATATAGGTGAAGTCGTTAATAGTAAGAGACTTAAGACTACGATAGTCAGTAGCAGTAAGGTAAGCCTTTGTTGCTGTTTGAGTACCTGCACTACCGGAATAAGTAACAGTCTGCTCAGTACCAGTGGTAATATCCCACACCCTTACAGTACCATCACTCTTTTTAATGGAGACAATGTACTTAGTTGCATCGTCCCTAAAGACAAAGAACCAAGCATCGCTATCCTTACCACTAGGACTACCACCTAGTTTACTGAGAAACTTACCACCAGGCCTTTTAATCATCCCAAGAGTAGGATCTGGATAGCAGTTCAGAGCATCCTTTACCTGACCTGGAAAGAGCTTCTCATCAGCTTGCTGGGAGACACCACCAAGGAAGTTAGATATTCTCTGTGATACTGCTGTCATCGTGCCAATGCTCTAAATGGTTGATAGCTGACGTAATAGTCGTTTCCTTTGGGGAATCCAAACATGGTGTAATCCCCTTCATTGCATTCATATTCGATGCAGGCTGCTCGACGCCAACCTTCTGCAGCACTAAGAGTCTGAGCTAGGTTGACATCACCTACCAATCTAATCGCTGCTCTAGAGGCTGCTCTAGCTGTAATGTAATCCCTGAAGGGTTGAGGGAGATCATCAAAATCAAAGAACCAAACAATATCAGCTTTATACTCCTTGTTCTCCCACACATTAGTGTGGCCGATCTTGTCGTATAGTTTACCGTCACGAATAACGGTGTCGTATTGAACATTCTCGTACAAGGGACTGAGGTCCATTGAGATAATGTTGTTAGCTATATTGATGTATCCGTTAGTATCAGGAGTAACAGGATACTCTAGTTCTTTATTGAATGACCAACCTTCTGCCTGCACTTCTCTGCTAATGTCCATTAGGGTGTTATAGGCAAAAGCAACTTCAGGGTTAGTTGTATCGAGAACAGTGACTGGAGCCTGTCCTACTGACCCCAGAATTTCGTTGACAGCAGCTAATTGTGTGGTCGTATAAGTAGGAGACGGCATAATGATAACGTTATACGCTATTTAAATAAAAAAGGGGAACTTTAAATAAGCTCCCCCGTTATTAAACGATCAGACGCGAGTGGCATCCAGTGCAGGGCTATCAGCCTCTACACCAGCATACGCAAATCGCAGGCCTTGTGTTTCAGAGAACACATTAGAAGGCGTAGTGGTACCGTTAGTGCGGCTCACAGAGCGACGCACAGCACAGTTATCAGCTACAGCCAGAGTGCCGTTGTCGCTATAGGTAGAACCATAAGCGCCAGTAACGGCATTACCGAGGCCACCAGCATCAGTACCGGCAACACCGTTGTTGCCAGCAACAGCAGTAGTGTTAGCCATGATCAGAACCTCCGGAACTCAAGGAAGGAGCCACGACGGATAATCGCAGACTCAGCAGAGGTAGCGGTATTCTGAGCAAATTGGAACTTGACCTCACCTTCGGTGCCAGCATTTACAAGAACACCACGCAGTTCCAGAAGACCATCAGTACCAGAAGCAGCAGTCACAGTTCCATCAGCCTCAGCGGTGATGACGGATTGTGCATGAGTACCACCCGGATCAATAGACTTAATCGCCAGGCGATAGAGAGTCGGAGATGCGGGGATCTCAACACGATACTTCAGGTCGCCACTAGCGGTGGTCGTATAGAAGAGGGTATAGCGGAAAAGGATCCGCTCACGCTTACCAATGGGGATGGTCAGATCAGGAACATCAACCAGGGTAGCGCTATTTGTCACAGTTACGTCAGCGTCAACGACGTTAGCAACAGTGAGAATATCGGGACTATAGATAATCCCATCAGGAGAAGTGGTAACAGACATTTCTTAAATCCTAGTAGTTAGCTTGCATACGGCAGTTTGCCGTCAGCGTCGTCAGTTTTAACCTTGCTTACACGAATACCTTCGCCAGAAGCAACAGTCTTGCCATACTCCAAAGGAGTGGCAGGGTTCATTGTCTCAGACTGGGCAAGGCTGCCAATGGCATTCGTATCAACAAGGACAACAGAGGTGCCAGGAATGATAGACATTTGGCTAACCTCTTATCAGGAACGAGCCGACTGCAGTTCGATAGCAGCAGCAGGATTCAGAGTGCCACAGCCCATAGCCAGACGACCAACAATCAGGTCACCTTGGTACATCACCGACACATCACCAGAGGTGGTCTGCACGGAGGGGGCAATAGCTTCCACAACACCAGCAGCATCTTTGTGATAGATGAGACCACAGTGGGTACCGAAGTCACCAGAGTAATCGTTGTTCTCACCGCTCACAGCATTCACAGTACCAGCCAGGAAAGGCAGGTTGTTAGAACGCTTGATGGGGATACCAGCGATCTCATAGAGACCTTCACCGCTATTCAGGCTACCTTGAGTGTTACCGAAGTCACGGTTGAGGATGTTGCTATCAACCTGGGAGATCAGAGCGTAGTACTGACGAGGAGACAGCACAGCCATACGACCTTGCTTAGGAAGGTTCTTCTCATCCATGATGGAAGCAGCTTCAAAGAAGGCGTCAACCAGAGCTTGAGCATCAAACTCCTTGTTAGCACCAAGTTGAATCACAGAACCGCCGGGCTCAGGACCAGGGGCAGCAGTGATCGGATGAGCTTCACGGGCAGCTTTAGCAATTTGACGGAAGATCTTTTTATCATAAGCTTCGGCCAGAGCATGACCGATCTTCTTAGCGATCTCGCCGCGCAGCGAATAGTGAGCCAGAGTTTCATCCAGGTCATAGACGAATGCCGAGCTGATCAGCAGGTCGTCACAGACGATGGTCTTCTCTGCCACCGGGGGATCACCGGAACCGAGGATAGGCGTACCAGGAGTATGGTAGCCAGCCTGCATACGACCAGTGAAGATGAACTGCATAGCCTTACCATTCTTCAGGGTACGGCTCTGCACAGTGCCTTTAGCGATAGTGGCCGATTCATAGGCCTTGAACATTTCACCGCTAAACAGCTTCAGATAAGTTGCGTACTTAGTATCATAAGCACGCGCGCCAGACGTATCGGATACTGCCTTATTAAGAGTACCGAGTACGGTTTGAGTTACGTTAGACACGATAGTAAAGAGAGATTAGTGTGGTCTTCTCTCCAAGCTTGGAAAATTTGTTGCGCTATATTTCTTGTTGTCTGTCTCTCCAGACTGTCATGACTAAGGGTATCGGCGTACCGGCCTCAGCCAAAGAAAAGAGGGTCCTACTCTGAGGTGCCCTCAATCCATCACCCAATAACAGGTGCTGTATGTGCCGCTAGATCAAGCGGGAAGTTATGAGCATTACGCTCGTGCATTACCTCGAAGCCAAGGTCTGCTCGGTTGAGTACATCAGCCCAAGTATTGATTACTTGACCTTGAGAGTCAATAATACTTTGGTTAAAATTGAACCCATTAAGATTAAAAGCCATGGTCGAAACGCCCAGACTAGTAAGCCAGATACCAACAACAGGCCAAGCAGCAAGGAAGAAGTGAAGACTACGGGAATTATTGAAGCTAGCATATTGGAAGATCAAACGTCCAAAATAGCCATGAGCGGCAACGATGTTATACGTCTCCTCTTCTTGGCCAAACTTGTAGCCGTAGTTCTGAGAGATCTCTTCAGTCGTTTCACGTACAAGACTAGACGTAACCAAGCTGCCGTGCATCGCGCTAAACAAAGCCCCACCGAATACACCCGCGACTCCAAGCATATGGAAGGGGTGCATAAGGATGTTATGTTCAGCCTGGAAGACCAGCATGAAGTTGAAGGTTCCCGAGATACCCAAAGGCATACCATCAGAGAAGCTTCCTTGACCAAAGGGATAGACAAGGAATACAGCGGTAGCAGCCGCCACTGGTGCTGAATATGCGACAAAGATCCAGGGCCTCATCCCTAGTCGATAGCTAAGTTCCCACTCTCGTCCCAGGTAAGCGTAGATACCAATGAGGAAATGGAAGACCGTGAGTTGATAGGGACCTCCATTGTATAGCCACTCATCAAGTGAATTAGCTTCCCAAATTGGGTAGAGGTGAAGTCCGATGGCATTGCTGCTCGGAACGACGGCTCCCGAAATGATGTTGTTTCCATAGAGAAGACTCCCAGATACGGGCTCACGGATGCCATCAATATCGACAGGGGGAGCCGCAATGAATGCAATAATAAAACAAATGGTGGCTGCCAACAGGCATGGGATCATCAGTGTCCCAAACCACCCAACATAAAGACGGTTATTGGTGCTGGTTACCCAGCTACAAAAACGCTCCCAAGTGTTGTCTTGAGAGCGTGCTACTGCAATTGCAGTCATAGTGAAGTTAGTTAAGACGAGTTACTTTAATCCGTCCAACTCCAGAGTCAGTGAGACCGATAGCATCAGCCGCACCTTTACTAAGATCAAGTTCCCTACCATAAATATAAGGACCGCGATCTGTTACCCGAACAATGGCACACCTCTGGTAGCAGACCTTAAGTCTTGTACCGAAGGGGAGTGTCTTGTGCGCTGCAGTAAGGGCATGTTGATTATACCGTTCGCCATTAGCAGTAAGGTTGCCATGGAAACCAGGGCCATACCATGAGCTAATGACTGACAGAGTAGTTAGAAGAGGAATCATGATTAGATAGCGAAGAACTTTCTTATCTCCGTCTACACATAAGCCCTACAACTACTCGCAAGAAGTAGGGCTGTTCTTCACTTCTTCTTTTTTGAAGCACGTTTTTGTTCAGACATTGCAATAGCCATAGCCTGTTTACGTGAAGTTACTTTGGGCCCTGTCTTGGAACCACTATGGAGAGTACCAGATTTGAACTCTCCCATAACCTTTTTAACTTTATTTGTTTTCATCAGAGGATCCTCGGATAATGGTTAACATAGTAGACATACTGACCGTTGTTTGGCTGTCCTAGTAGAACCATCTTCCGTGGATCCGTCTCTTGGATTTGGTAGTAGTGATGGTTGTCGCTGACGACATTACCGAAGTAGACTAGGTTGGCTCCTATTCCATTTATATTGAATGCACGAGTTGCTGCGATTACAATGTAGGATTTACGGAGTACAGCAGTGCCTTCAGTGATGAGGAATTGACCAACGTCTCCGTTAAGGTCAATGCCAGGTACATAGTGTAGGTCAGCATTGTTGCCTACAAGAGTGTAGGTAGCCTTCTCTGCAGCAAGGATTGCTGTGTGCCGAAGACCTGCATCATTACCTAGTTCAGTGAACGTACCTTTAGCGGCTGTAATAACAACAGCGTGACGTAGGGTAGCATCTACACCATTGGCAGCATAGGCACCTTTTTGTGTAGTTAGAAGTGCTGCATGAAGAATACCAGCATCACGGCCAAGCTTACTGAATATCCCAACATCAGCAGTAAGTACTTTGTTTGGGTCAGAGCCTTTCGTTAGGGTAGCAGCATTACCAGTGTGGGTATATACACCAGCACTGCCTACAATCTTTGCGCCACGATAGACACCAGCATCAATGCCAGTCTCTGTAAAGGTGCCCTTCTCCGCAGTAAGGACAACCGTTGCATCCCTTAGCTCAACAGTCCAACTACGGAATGCAGAGGACGCGTTGACAGTGACGTTCTGGTTTGACCAGCTGCTGACCGTACCGTTCGTATCATGACCAGCAGCTTCCGTACCACTGCTGGCACGGTTGGTCATTCCAGTTGGAGCTAGCTCTACGTTCGTAGCAGTACGGTGACCAGCGACACCTGCGACCCAGCTGCTGTTGTTTGTACGCTGAAGAGTTAGAGCTGGATAGCTGATCGTTGTGGTTGCTGAGCCACTACCACCAGCACTAGCACCGACAAGCTTTGTACCACGGTACACCAGACAAATCAGCTCAGTGGCGTTTGTCCATGTACCAGAGGTTGTGGTGCTACCAGTAGCTACTGCATAGTGAAAGCGGGAGCTGTTGGTGTTACCGCCGCTTGTACCAATCAGTGTCCACGTAGGAACTGTACCCCCAGCAGTTGGAACAGTGGGGGCCGTGTTACTACCGTCTCGATAGGCAAAGATGAGGATCATGTCCCCACTCTGATGAGTAGGGATTGTTACTGTTGTTGCTGCAGCACCCTGAGCACCAACATATGAGATGCTCATGGCTACTCATCAAGCAAGAGTGAGGATACCGTTGGTCTGATCCAGGTCTACGGTCAGCGTTTCTCCTGCGCCAATAGCAACAGAAGAGCCGTAATCCCACCAGCCAATCAACGGATCAGCAGGAGAGGTGGGAGTGTCGTTATAGAGGATTGCATAGCGAGCAGTAAAGCCCGAGCCTGAACCAGTCCACACAGGATCAGTACCACCAGTCAGCTTGAAGGTACCACCAGATTCAGCACCAGTGATAGTTCCAACAGAGATACCACCAGAGGTGTAGCCACCAGCAGTTGTCAGCTCAGTAATGTCAGCCCGTACAGCGTGGGTAGCGGCGTTAGGGGTAGTGTTGCTAAGTGCTACCTTAAGGACGTGGGTTGTACCAGTTTGAAGTTGATGGACACCTGATGCCAGATCAAGAACGAACTGTTCGTATTTATTAAAAGTTGCCATTGTTAGTTATGTTGTACAGTAATGCCTCCAGATACCCACCCTTTTTGAGGAGGTGCTGAATCACCTACATGTTGCACTCTACCAGGAGGTCCCATAGGACCAGCAGGACCTGGCCTTCCTTGAATACCTGGGATTCCTTGTTTTCCTTGAGGACCAGGTGGACCCATAGGGCCTGGCTCTCCATCTTGACCGTCTTCTCCATCATATCCAGGTTCTCCAGGTTCACCAGGAGGACCAGGTGGTGAATACTCAGGTGCAAAGGAGAAGCACCCATTGATAGGGTTAAGACGGAACATTACGACACACGGGTAACACTTGTCAGGTAACCATTACCATCATAGGTCATGTTAACAGTAGACACAATCTGTCCACTAGCTCCGCCAGCACGGTACACAACAGTGGTGGGGTTACCGTTGACATCATTGGTGATGCCGATGTAATCGTGTTTTGGTACACTTAGACCAGACTCCATTTGTCGGGATGAATACCGACCTGTTGCAATGTTTGCCATAATGGTGGATTAAAATATTAAGCCCACGCTCCTGTGTAGGTACCGTCATCATCAAGAGTACCAGGCTCACATGTTGAACCCTTAGGGCTCAGTTCAGTGAGAGTAGTACCTGGATAAGGATATTGAAAACCAGGAGATGCACTGGTGGGAGCACAGTATTGAACCTTAGCTACAGAAGAAACTTTAGGATCAAAAGGATTAGCTCGTGCCATTTAGAAAATACCAGGAATAAGTTGTCCGGTGGTTAGATAAGCGCCAATAGCAGCCACGACACCAAGCATAGCAAGGCGACCGTTGAGAAGTTCAGCGCGTTCATTGTGAGGTACTGTATAGTCTTTGTCAGTATACATTGGCGGTTCTTTAGCCCAAATGTTAGTGTCGTTCATTAAAACTGTAGGGTGGATCGTTCGAGTTTCTCAGCAATATCTTGACGGTATGCTGGATCACTTTCGTAGCGAGGATCACTCATGGCTCGTACTACTTCAGCTTGAGATCGGAAGACATCAGCTGTAGAACGTGGAGCTGAACCAGTCAGCAGTTGTCCATCGTATCCTTCTGAATCCTTAAAGCGTGCATTCAAAGCTTGTGCTGCAAAGAACATAGCAAGAGGATCACCACGATCCATCACAGCATCATACATGGCAATCTCCTGCTCACTAAGATTCTGACTAGCCCATTGAATCATAGACTGATACTCTTCAGTACCACCAACTGATCCTTGGATCTGTTCGATATCTTGAGGCGTTGCTTGCTGTGCTGCCTGTGGTTGCTGTTGGTTTTCAAGGAAGAGGTTAACCACATCAACTGGATTCATTCCTTCTACCTGTTGTACCAGCTCCTGATCCCACTCACCATTGCGGTAGGACTCCATGATCTGATCATACAGGTTAGCAACCTCTTCTGGTTGATCTTCTTCTTCCGTTTGTTCTTGCTCTACTTCAGTATCTGTAGGCTTCTCACCTAGGCGTTTCTGAAGTTCAAGGTAACCACGCTCTAGCTCTTCTGCATTCTTGTACTTACCAGCAAGGAGTTGTTCTTCCTGTTCTGCTAGCCTTTCACCAATAGCGAGAGAGTCTTGTTCTTCAGCTGACAGTTGACCATCAGCTTCATCATACGGATTCAGAGTAATTTCGTTTGCCATTTGCAGTAATAACGGTTAGATTACCCAGACCTACAGTCTGTACATAATCGGGGGAACGACCGAGGGTTGGAGTACCAATCTTACTCCGCTTCATGTAAGGACTAGGGCTATCCTCTACTCCTTCTTGGGGTGCTTCTACCTCAACCTGGGGTGGGGCTTGTCGCTTGGATTTCTGGGGCTTGGTTGGGGCTTGGTTGTCCATAAATTTGTTGTGCTACTTGTGGATTCTTTTCCGGATCCATCATCGGAGTACCAGCAAGGGCTGCTGTTTGTTTGGTCAGCTCCAGTGCTTGCTGTTGTTGGAGGTTACGCTGCTGTTCTTGCTGTACCTCTTGCATAGACTTAACAAGATTCAGTACATCAATACCTTGTGCAGCGGCGAGACGTTTAATTGCCTCATCAATGTTCATGTATGTACCGATCGCTTCAGGCCCAAGAGTCTGAGCAATAACCGTAAAGAACTGACCAAGAGATTCTCGATCCTGACCGCGACCAAGAGCATTGATACCAGCCACAATAGTGGGACGTACAAGATCTTTGGGGATCTTTGGAATCTCTGCATTCTTCTGCAGTACAGAAAGCTTACGGTTAAGATACGGAACAAGGAACTCAACAGTCAACAGGGAGAACAATCCTCCAAGCTGTTGCTCCAGTTCCATTTGAGTCATCCGTACTTCTTCGGCTGTGGTGCGCTCACTGTCCCTAACATTAAGGATCAGGAATGCTTCACTAAGACGACGCTCTAAGACGCCGGCCATCTCCATTGCTGTTTTGAAGTCAGCAGTTTTACCAACCTGTACCACACTGATGTCATCAGGTCGGCCCTGAACGATGGCTCCGTTGCCCGCAGCGGCCAGTGTTTGTGGTTTGGTAGTACTAGATGGGGATACAGTGAAGACCACCTTTGCAGCGACTGCAGAGCCCTCTACGAGAGCTTGCATCAATGCTTCCAGGGAACGTAGGTCGCCAAGAAATTCCTCAACACGACCCCTTCCAAACGGTTCTCCATCAACAACATTGAAGCGGAGTACCAACCAAGGGTTAGCTTCTAGTGGAGCCTTACCTTGTGAACCGGGGATGATCTTATCGAAGACTTCCTGATGCCAAATGAATCGGTTGTTATCCCGACGCACCCATGTATAGACATCAACATCTTCTTCATTGTCTGCACCGTCTTCTCCAGGTGAATTAACAGGGAGTGATGCAGTAAGGATTGGTTGCAACAGCTTACGGCTGATGCGCTCTTTAGTGACGATCTCTAGGATTTCACCGTTACCATCTCGATCTACGACATACCGATTCAAAGGGTACAGCTTCAGACCTTTAGGTCCCATATAGATCAAAGCATTACCAGCAACAACCAGATGCTTTAGAGCTTGGTGTACTGTTACTCGATCACTTGAAGCTGCAATGATCTCCATCACTGATCGCTCCAGTTTTGCAAAGGAGAGATCTAGTTCAGAGCGTGCCTCTGGTGGAATGTCTACACCAATTTTGGAATCATCAATCTGTAGCTTAAAGAAGCTGGTCTGAGGAGGAAGTAGAGCTAGCATCAACTTAGATGCCAGAGTGACTACCCCCTTAGCTCCAACGCTTTGCCAAGGTGTGATGAGTCGTGCATGTGTAGACCTACCACCTTCATCATCTTGCCTAATTAGAGTAGGCAAGGTGAGTTGAGCACATTGATAGGCAGTGTCTAGATATGTGGAACGATATTTACTTAGATGATCGTAGCGTGTTTTAGCGTTTGTCATTACTATTAGCGATAACCAGTGTTGACGCCAATACCTGAGGACGCACTAGGTGCAATACGCATAGAGCTGAAACCTTGAGAGCCAACCCCTGCACGACCACGACGACTTTTCTTAGAGCGATAGCCAGAAGCAAAAGAAGCAACATCACTACCGAAACCCATGCCGGTTTGGTCTTCCATCAAAGGCTCTTCCATTGGAATCTCTTCTAGCGGAATGTCTTCTAGAGGAATGTCTTGGGCAGGAGCCAGTGGACCTTCACCAGTAGGAATAGGAATCCCAGAGTATGGTGACATAGAATTTAGACTAGAGCCAAGAGGATTGACGCTACTAATCTTAGGTGACACCAATGGAGTGTAAGCACCGTTGAGTTTGTATTCGCCACCATAGACTTGCTTTTTACCAAGCTCTAGGCCTCGCATACCAGCCAAAGGATCACGACCAAGCTTCCTAGTAGCTCCTGCACCAAAGGTATCATTAAGGACGCTGTTCCAGATACCAGCACGGGAGGAACCATAAGCTTTGTTAGATGCTTTGACCGCACCACCTCCAATGCTAAAACCTTTAGAAAGTGCTTTTGATAGCACAGCATCAAAGGATTTACCTGTAGCCTTGGAAATTTTTGTAGCCTCTTTTCTAGAGACGTTTGAGTTGGCACCAATCTTTAGACCAGCGCCAATACTTTTAACTCCCTTATATGGAGATGCTGCTGATGTCTTGGCAGCCTTTTTTGATTTAGTAGCCATTTTGTTCTTCAGTGATTCGGTGTTGAATCCACTCGACCACAGAACGTTGGCCAGAGCGGTACATTATTAATGAGTGTGGATCATCCGGGTGGGGATTAACGGGTGGAAAGTTTTCCTCCAGTTCTTGGAGGATACTCTTTACGGAGAGACCAAATGTCTCAAGCGTATTGAGGTAAGTTGGGGTTGGCATGTTCAAAGAAGGCAGGCATCCGTGCTCGCTTTGTCTCAGAAAGTTCGGGTGCCTTACCTTGATACATCAAGTTGTCGCTTGCATCTAGCCAAAATTTTTTGTCTAAATATTTTGAGTGAGTATTTCTACCTAGTGGCTCTAGGACCCAAGCGATAGTTGCCTTACGCAGTTTATCAAGAGAAGGAGAGAAACTAAGCCCCAACTCACTACAAACAAGGCTATTGGTAGCAACGTGGACTTGTTCATCACGACTAATATCGGCACTTACTGTTCGGAGACCAGCGTCACCATTAAAGCGGAAGAAAGGGAGTAGAACGAAGAAAATTGCACGCTCGGCCACCAATGCTTTGAGGATCGTGTGATCAGGATGCGCTTCCCAAGCAGTTTTAAGACGGAGGGCTTCTGCTTCGGCCTTAGGATCTGTTCCAAGAGCATTGGCAATGTAACCAAGAGCCAGGTCGTGGTTCTCTTCGTCTTTGATATTGGACAACAGTAGGTCGTGCGATAGCTCTGGATACTCACGTTTCATTCCTTCTTTAATAAACTCACCAACAGGGAGTTCCATATGTCGGATAGCCAAAGCACGGAAGATAGTCTCTTCTGCACCTTCAGCTACAGCCCCAGCAGTTGTCTGTACTGGGGACCATTTACGTTTACGATTAAGTAGTTTTTGATAGGGGTTCATTCGCCGCAATTACAATCTGGAGCAGGGTTATCGTTTAGAAGCGACTCCAGGTAATCACTGACCTCATCCTCATCCAATGCAGCATATGCACTGGACTTGTCTTGAGTGTCTCCCATGACCTGGAGCGAGTAGTAAAGGGAGGTCTGGGGTGAATCCAACCACTCTTCAATAAACGCTTCGTCATAGGTGATCACATCCGACCAACTATTGAAGCTATAACCGTGAAGAAGTCCCGTGCGGTCAAGCATCTTGACGATGCCGTTAGCAACCTTAAAATAGGCATCCCAGCCAACCTCAGATGCGATCTCAACAGGACCGTAATCAAAGGACTGTACACCAAAGGTTCCACTATCGCGGTCTACATGGCGCGCAATAGGGGGAGCAATCTCAGGGCAGGTGGTGTACCCATCCAAGTCTGTGTAGCGGTAGCTGCAGCTAGCTGTAGGAGCAATAGCAAAGGCTCGCTCCATCTTGCTTGCCTTAGCAATTTGTGCAGCTTGTTCAATGCCAGCTTGAAGCTCTAGTGCTAGTTCAGCAGCTGGTGTTCGGCTAATAGGTTGACGATTGTTGATAATTTCAAGAGCTTCGCCAAACTCCTTGTAAGTCACACCGTTGCGACGGAGCAGGTTAGCCAATCCGAGGATTCCCAAACCGACCTGGCGATCCGTCTCCGGAGGGAGGTATTCTCCGCTAGCTGCAACGCCTGTTTGTCCATGGAGGGCGCACAACTCGGACATTCCGTTGACAAACGCACGTTGAATGTCATTGAACTCGCAAGCACCGAGGTTGACATGTTGCAGAAGACAGGTTCCCCGTGAAGGCAAGTACACTTCCAGGCAAACGTTTCCCCGGATTCGATTTCCATCTTTGTCTACTTTTGTTTTATTAAGCCAAATATCGCCTCGGCGTATGCCTTCGATGACGGCATTTTTAACTTCTTGGCTAGCTTCTCCCCACCAAAATCGGTTGATGTTGACGCACCGCTTAACCCACGGGAGTTCAGCTCGCGTAGCATTAACAAACTCAAGGATGTCGGGATGGCTAAGATCAAGATGACAAACAACAGCTCCATTTTTGTATACACCTCCTCGGCGTAGGATCTCATTCAGGGTGCTATAGATTTTGGCAAAGCTAACCGGACCTGATGCAACAAGTCCTTTGCCGTTCTCAGATCCCTTGGATCGCAGCTTAGACAAATGCACAGCAACGCCAGCTCCATATCTAAGAGCGTGTGATACAAATCGCCACGATGCTTCAATTCCATTGGGTCCCTCCATAGTGTCTTCTACGACAAATACTGTGCAGGACACAGGCAGTCGAGAGTTAGGGTCGTCAATCCAGTTCTGGACGCGACCAGTTCGGGCAATCAGTTCAGTGGTCATACAAGGTCAATAAGAGAGGGGGTGAAATAGTTAGGTCCTTTGAGGATCTTTCCGTCCTCTCGACGAATGGGCTGACCGTTCTCATCGAGTTTGGACATATTGCTTTCATGGACCCGCATATAAGCAGTTGTCAGGTCCCAATTAAATGCTGTTGCCATTTGATGGCACACATAAACCAGATCGCAAAGCTCCTTTAGGAGATTCTCTCTGGCACGTTTGTTTGTTACATCATCCCATAGTTCATGGACTGCTTCGCAAACTTCCACGTACTCTTCATCTATCAAATTCTGCTGCAACTCTAGCGTGGTAGGCGTCAATCCACTCGGAAGTTGATACGCCTTCCGGAATTCCTTTGCTCTCGCTGCGTACAGGTCGTAGGGATTGGTGGTAATCGAGTTCATTTTGAAGGTAGTGGATGGCTTTCTTGAGGTCTTCCTCCGCAGAGTTTTTGTCTTTGTACCCAGCTCGGCAAATGTATTTGATGGCATTACCGAGATGGAAGTTCAATCGCTGGTCTCGAATGAAGTCCCAAACTTGAATGCTTCCGCGTTTGTAGTAGGTGGGTCCTGTGCTGTTACTGTTGGCCAATTTTTGACAAGATTAGATACTGAGTTAGCTAGTACAAAATTTTGATGCTGTAGAGCCATGAAGACAGTGATGATGTCTTCCTTCTGTGTATTGGGGTGTCGAAGTGCGTCTTCAATCTGCTTGAGTTTGAACTGCTGCTCCATCCTCAGCTCCAACACTGGTGGAGGGAGACCAGAGTCTGACTTCTTGATTGGTGAAATCATAATCATTTACTTGAAGTATCTTGGCAAGGCGTGCATTTAGTAGAGCATGATCCTCATCAAGATCTTTCTCTGCAAATGCGTCTACAACTGTGTTCCAGGTACACCCTTTGGAGTCAAGGAGAGCTTCAGCACGCTTAACACCAATACTAGGTACACCTGCATAGCCATCTGTTTGGTCACCTGCCATTGTTTGTACAAGATGCCAGCGATAGCCTTGTTCTTTTGTGATGAGTGTGACTTCATTGTTAAGATCATACAGCTCACCAGGAATTTGACGCATGTCTTTGTCAGGAGAACAAATGATGTGACCTTCCTCCTTTGTAGCGTAGATGCCAATCGCATCATCAGCTTCAAGAGTTGGCATCACAACAACCGGGAAGTCTTCCTTAAGTTTGTTGATGACCCTTTTGTAGCCGCACGGTTTCTTACGGTTTCGATGTCCTTTATACGTTGAATCAAGCAGTTTACGAAAGTTACTGCTATCAGAAAAGAACAGAATAGAATCGTCAAAGCAGCCTAAGTCGTTGGCAATGTTGTACAACTCACGCAGCACCATCTCATACGCATCAGAGAATCTGCTGGTGACCACGATAACATCATCACCATAATCAACTTCTGTCTCACATGCTGCACAACATTTGTAGACAATATAATCAGCGTCTATAAGAAGACTCACTTACCTTGACCTCGCCGTTGTTTTCGACCATGGTTAGCAAGCGAACGCTTACCATTACCTTGTCGTGTGTGCTTATATTTAGCACGAGAGGTAAACTCTACTCGACCAAGTGCGGTTTTTGATTTAACAGCCATAATTAGTGCACGTCTGCCCAGGTGGATCCGATCTTCCCTTCGGCAGCAATAGGGATTCGGAGGTTATATGCTTCGCCAGCCATAGTGGCTGCTAGCTCTAAGAGAAACTTAAGATCATTAGCAATGTCAGGTGTGCATTCGTACTGCAGTTCATCATGTACGAAGGCAAGCTGGTGACCTTCTAGACCTTGCACATAGTTGTGGACGTGAGCGATCCACATCCATTGCTTAGCTACACATGCTGCTGATCCCTGCAAGAGATAGTTCAAGGCTTTGTGAGCACCATCACAAGGAATGCGGCGACCGTCAATAGCACGGACCTCACCAGACTCGGTGGCCTTACGCTTAACCGCCGTAACCAGTTCCTCAAGTCCAGGAATTGCATCCATGTATGCTTGCCGTATTTCAGCACCTTTGGTCTTTGCAGCGGATGGAGTAAGGAGGGGGTCATAACTAAGTCCAATCTTTTGGTCACCTGCCCCATAGAGGAAGGCGTAAGTAACAGTCTTTACTAGGCGCCTGCTAATGCCTATCTTGTCGGCATTCTCCTGGTGAATGTCACCGTGGAGAAGAATATCTCCGTAACGTCCTCCATCGTATCGAGCCAAATAGTGAGCGAGGAGTCTAAGTTCAATACCTGCGAGATCAGCGCCAACCATGACATAACCAGGAGTAGCGCGGAATAGCTTTCTAAATTCAGAGTCACTCGGTACCTGGGCTAGGTTTGGATTACGGTGAGCACATCGGGATGTGTTAGTAGCCACTGAACAGTGGTGATGTATTCGATTGTTCTTTACAAGCTTGAGCCAGGCATTGTTACCTTCAGACAACATGCCTAGATGTTTTGTTAACTCAAGGCATCGAAAGAACTGCAGAGATTCCTCTGTGCCGATCTCCTTGAGGACTGTCTCATCAATAGCTGTCTTGCCATTCTGAGTCTTCTTGTCTGGCTTCCAACCGTGAAGGTTCTCCATCACCCAGGCAATGTGATCACGACTGGTTGGAGAGAACTCCTTCAGCTTAGTGAGAGTAGCTCCTGCGATGTATCCGAGTGTCTTGTTAGGTCTCTTAGGAGTAAACTCCGATCCAGCGACGTAAGGATACCGCTCTCGTAATACACGATTAAGGCCATCAAGCTCGGTGTAGAGAGTTTGTGCAAGTTCCCGTGCAGCAGGCTCATCAAAGTACCATCCATACAACTCCTGTTCTGTGAGTATCTGTGCAACATTGTGCTCTAACGTGATCCAGTCAGGTATTTCTGGAAATGGTGCCATAGTTTAGTTGTTACGTTTACGTCCTGTACCATGTAGTCCTGCATCTCTGGAGACCATTGTTTCCAGTCTGCTGTCTTCCCGAAGCACCCCTTGTACTCTCCTAGTCGGTAGCCATAGCTTTCAAGCGAGTGCCTACCGTACAACTGCAGTGGCATGTTTTTCCACTTACGCTTCTGGTCAATTACCAGGAGGTCTGGATGAATACAGCGAGAGAGCACCAAAGTATCCAATACCACACCACCAGGGGTGAAAAAGGGGTAAAGATGCTTAAGCACAGGAATATCGTAACCAATACTGTTATGGCCAATGATGTGATCGGCCTCTTCAAGCATCGTGACAGCACGAGTAATCGGTTCTGTATCTCCTTGATCGTTAAAGACAAACGTCTCTTTACTATCGAGATCATGGATACATACACAGTGGACACAGGTAACATCATCGTATAACCCGTCTGTTTCGATGTCGAAGACTAGGTTCACTTACCTTGCCAAACGTATGTCTTGTCAACAAACTGTGCTTTAGCTACAGCTTCAGGTGTAGGGGGATTAGGCTTAGAAATCGGTCGTTGGATCGAATTCGTCTTCGTGTTCGGTTTCATTGAACTTACAAGTAGATAAATCGTATGTCAGCTTGCACGCGACACCAACTTCGCCTGAATAGCGATTCTTGAGGACTCGCACAGTTGTATCACTTCCTCCAGATGTGCTCTGCTGGTTTCTTTCGAGCGCAATAACTGAGTCAGAGAGCTGTGCAATCGCTCCAGATCCGCGCAGCTGTCCCAAAGTGACGCGGGCACCCTCTTCATGGTTTGTGTCATTAGACGTCCTCCGCAAATGGGATACAAGGAACATTGCGATACCTGTTCTCTCGACCAATGAGCGGAGTTTGGTCATTGTGGTATCAATCATGCGACGCTCGTCGCCATCAAGACCACTAAGAAGAATGGATAGGTGATCTAGAAAGATGACCCGCGTATCAAGACCTGTTGCCAGGTACTCAATTCGGTTGTAGATGAGATCAGGATCAAAAGAACCGAAGCCGTCGAAAAGAAAAAGATTCCAGTTAGCAAGAGTCGCT